ACATGATTGCCCCGGGCACACCGTGACCTGTACAGTCTATTGCAGCTAACATTATTTTATTATCCGTTACATGAAACCAGTAAAAGTCACCGCTCACAATGTCTTTCGGACGTGAAAAAATAAAATGTTCTCCAAGATTTTTTTCTATAAAGTAACCTGAAGGAAGTATTGCAGTTTGGATTTTCCGTGCGGACTGAATAGAGTCCTGAATGTTTTTTAATTGACGCTTTGTTTGCTCTTCATGACGTTTTATTTCCGTGATCTTTTCCCGAACTAACTGTTCAAGCTCATTATAATATTTTTCCAGTTCGCACACTTATAATTTAATTATGTCATTGCGTTGAATAACCGGCTTATAAAGTCTTGAATGAAGTACGAACCGACCGCCTTCAAAAATATCAACGTAGGCTATGCCATAGTCAACGATCTTAACCATTCTTCTCTGACCATATTTAGTCATGGCTCCCTGAAGAGCCGGAAGGGTTACAGCGACCCGGCTGCGATCTGTTATCTTAAGGTAAGTATGTATATGAGAACGGACTATTATATCAGCCTTGTCACGGTTCTCAAATTCAGCCCAAAGGTCAGTCCAGAGAGCGTCTTTCAATATTGCCGTACCTGCTCCATGTGGGACGCTTGAGTTACCGGTGTGATGTTTAACGTTAAAATTTACGCCTTCGATCTCAACATTAAGCTCAGGTTTTAAAGCTACTGCTCCGACTCGTTCTGCTATATGGTTTTCAAAATCCTCACCCTGACCCGTATGATAAGGCGTTCCATAAGTCATTACGACTTTTTTCGCACCTATTTTCCTGATAATATCAACTGCCATATCCACCTGAACGTCACGGTCTGCTGAAAGCAGCTCAGTACTTTTTGACCGTTCACCACGCCCGTCTATCAGATCCCCGTTTGCTATACATACATCAAAAGGTTTAAGTTCTTCGATCTGGTTATAAAACCAGTTCCATGTCTCTGTTTGAAACTCTCCAAATTCACCCAGCCGGCTGTGATCTTTGTTAAGCTGGTAGGGTGGGGGTGTTAAGCCGGCAAGGTGTCCGCAATGAGTATCTCCCATGAGAAGTACCCTTTTCCGGGGACGCACGCCTGCTGAAACATTATGTCCACCTATTGTCTCACGATTATTTATTGCAAAAGCTATTTTCTGAGCTAAATTTTGATTTATATTAAGTCGCCTTTCAATCTCAAGCCTGCCAAGTGGCTTGCTCAGAAGAGCGTACTCATTTGCAAGCTCAATGGCTTTGTTCCACAATTCAGCGTTTATCTCTCCTTTTCTCATAACTTAAATTTTATTCCGTACTTGAGCATTACAAAATCATTATTACCCTTGATAAATTGAAGGCCATAAGCCCTGTTTTTCTTTGTAACAAAGTCTAATCCGGCTAAAAAATAAAGTCCCTGAAAGTCTGTTCCGACGCCACCGGAAGCGATAAAAAAAGAATGTCTGATATCCCGGTATTCGATAACCGGGACGGGTACTTCTTTTGTGACCTGTTCTGTTACGTATATCTGCGTTGGAGCAAACAGCTCATAAGCTATTTTCTGCCCGTATAAGCCCGTTTGAGTATTTAGCCAGGTGTTTGTGTTAATAGCAACTCTTTCGTCAATGAGCGAGTCGGCAAACGATATGAGCGTATCGTTCTCAAATGTGCCTGTACCAGCTACGTATTTGACTATGATCTCCGGCTCTGGCCTGATCGTATCATATCTTATTACTGTATCCGGAACCGAGTTTGCTACCTTGAGAAGTGAGTCCCAGGACTCCCGTGCTATTGTTACTGTATCCAGTGAGGGCGTTTCTCGCAAACAGGTCTTAAGGCTCAGGAAAGCCAAAAAAACGACTATTGAAAAAACAGCCCATGTAACAAATTGATCTATAATTTTTTTAATCATAACAATACCTTTTGATACTGCTTAGCAGCTAACATTTCATAAGTAAACTGGAATACTTTGAATCCGTGTTTTTGAGCTAAATTGATTTTTGTCAGGTCGGTTTCATATCCGTTGCCACCCCTGTTATGCCGTCCGTTGACATACTGCCCACCGTTAATTTCGATAATGATGTTTCCGTTAAGAAGATAGTCTGCCCGGAAACGCCTCTTTGTGGGCATAATATGACTAAAAACAACCTCTTTGCGAACGTCAAAGAATTTGTTTATAAACTGCTCAAACTCTGTTATCAGTATTAGCCTCTGAAGCCGGTTCATCCGCAAAAAAGTTTGTCAGGAACTTACCTGTCGCAAGTATTACTGAGATAACAAGAACAATCCATGCTTTAGCTCTTAATGAAATATCTAATCCCATAATAGCACCCTGTACTGTCGGAATTGCGACAATTAAAGCATCACCGAGCTTTCTCCATTTCTTTGGAGTAGGTTTATAATAATTTTTAATACTGGCCTTTGTTTCCATGATTGTTGTCAATTTTTCTTACTACAATTTTTAAGTTCTGCAGGATGCTATCAAGCTGACGCCTGTACATAATGCTATCCTGCTCAATCAATTTTTTTTTTAAGTCAAGTTCTAAGCCTTGCATGTAGCTAATAAAGTCTGCTTTAGTCAAGGCTGAATCCTTAGTCAAATACTTAATATAACTTGACCTTAAAGCGTTATGTGACGCCTTAAGGTCAATTACATTTTGATTGAGATAATAGAGCGTATCAATTACTGAGTCCAGTTTAGACCCTTGCGATGATTGAGTTTCAATAATAGTCTCAAGCTGGTTATGAACATTTTTATCGTTACTGTTTACCTGATTGAAATAAACAGCTACTTTCCAAATGATAGTTATACCAGCAACTAATAGGGTAAACTGACCTATTTTCCCTAAGATATTTTGAGTAAATGTTTTGAATATCTTTTTCATTATTCGCCTCTGTTATAAATATGTTTTTCGTAAGGCTCTCCGTAATATTCCTTGCCGTTTGTCAGCTTAGCATATATCCAGAATATCCAGTCGCCGGCCTGATCTAATTCAGTAGGATTAAAGTCATGTCGTACCGTTCCATTTTGCTGGTCTATAACCTCCCCGTTATAAGACTCTATTGTACTGTCTGGCTTTAAAGCCTGTATTTCAGTTGTCTCAACTGAGCTTAAGTCAATATCGCTTGTTAAGTCCAGTCGCCAGTCCTGACCCTTATATACTTTTCCCATCTTTAGAATATTTTACTTGTTCCTACTGTCTGTTTTGTTATTTCGCTCTTCCCGGTATCTTCATGTGTTATTTTGCTCTGTTCAAGGTTATCCTTTACTATCAGGCTTTGTCCTGTATTTTCAACAGTCACATGACTTGCTGCAAGCGTTTCTTTTGTTATTAAGCTATCCGCTTGAGTCCATTCAATAAGGTTATTAAGTGATTTAGTTGACAGGTCACCGGTAACGGCAGCGATACCTTCAATATCACTGGCTAAGCTTCCGCTTGCCAGGAGCATTGCATCGTCAATAAAAGACTGAGCGTATATTTCCCCGGAAAATCCTACCTTTAAACCGCTCTCTGCTTCAGCCTCACTTGATCCGGTTATACTACCCTCAAATGCCACCCTTTTTATTATGTCCGCAGTAGTTACAGCCTGACCAGTTATGTTACCTGATATTAAGGTCTTTACAGATAAAGAACCTGCAATGGTTGACCCTCCCTCAATAGTACCGCTAAGTTGATTGCCACCGGCAAACCGCAGGTCACCCTCGACCGTTGATTGCCCGGAAATTGAACCCTCAAGGCTGGCCTGTGATGCTGTACTCAAATCTCCGGTTACTGAAGCTTGTCCGAAAATATCGCCGTCAAGCTCAACGCTTACAGCCAAGTCAGCATTTGCTACCGTCGAACTGGTTTGAATTGTACCGGCAAATGATATTTTTACCGCAAGGTTAGCATCTTGATTCTGACCCTGACCGGTTATTGTCCCGGCAAGGCTGCTTCTTGCCTGTAAAGATGCGTCGCTGACACTTGCCTCACCTGCTATTGATCCTGAAGCGGCTATCTTAGCCGACAGGCTTGCGTCATTTACAATTGAAGTACCACTTATTGATCCTGCAAGCTTCTTAGTTACCTGAAGCCCTGCATCTGATACCGTAGCTTGCCCGGAAATATTACCAGCTAATTCAGTGTTGGTAGCTGTTACATCTTCGTATGATAAACCTGCACCACTATTCCATAATTCTTCAACTTCTGATGCTGACAATGCACGATGCCAGACTGCTATCTCATCAATTTCACCATAAAATGAATAACCCTCATCGGGGCCGCCGCACAAAAATGGATTAGGTGAATTTGCATTTATACTATTTGTTGCACCATACTCTCCATTACCCTCATCATCCAGACCATTATCACAATAAATTTTTAAGTGTGAATCTCTATCGCAAACGACACATAGATGATGCCAATTCCCGTCCAGCCAGTTAGTATCTATCTCGGCGGCAACTTCTATACTACTACCACCAGATGGGTCGATATAAAACCCTAAATCATGCGAATAATCAAACCAAAAGCCCCACCCATATCCATAAGGTGCCCATTTTTGGATAATATCCATAAAATCAAAACCAGATGCGTTGGATTTAAACCAGAACGAAATTGAAAAATCCTGAGATGTTCCAAAATTAAAGTCATTAATATCCCCCCAATGAACACCATCAGCCATTCCTGAATCTAACGAAATACAATTATTTATTTTGCCAGTTACTCCTAATGTACAACCATAATTTGTTCCTTCATATGCTCCAACTTCATCATAAAGGTTGCCGTTGGTTTCATCTAATTTTGCCCAATATTTAAGATCATCTTTAAGAGCCATAAGCAATTATTTATAAGGCGGTTACCCGATCAATCATTAAATACCTGATTAGTCTTCTATTACTGCTATTGCTCCTATTGCAAACTCAGGAGTTACACCGTCCTCAATGGTCCGGGAAGTCGCAAGATTACTGTGATAAATCAAGTCTGCTACACCTGAACTACTGCCCTTACATATACCGAAGTGTGTAGCTGTATTAGAGCCACCGGTACATGGATCGAAGCTTATTAATGCGGCGTTTGATACTTGGTTACCTGATATAGTCCACCCTGACGCAGTCCTTACAACGGCCTTACGTGAATATCCTATATAATCACATTCGTTGGTTACTAAACCTGAGTCGGATGGATCAGCCGTGAAAAGTGCGATATAAAAGCTACCGTCTGCGGTTGAACCTAAAATTCCGCTTGCATCACCTATCCCAGTGATGTCAACGTTGTTAAATAAAAGCTCAAGAAAATCTGTTTCAAAAGCATTAACTTTACTACCTGCCATTTTATTCTTTTTTTAAGAGTTAAAAAATATTCCCTTTGTTGTATTGCCCTTGAAACCATTAAGAGTTTGTAAATTACTTTACAGCATTGAAATTTCAGCCTATTGTAAATTACTTGATAAAAGTATTTTAATTCATTAATAATTAGTTATGTATATCACATTTCAAATCCTAACATATCAACGGTAAAGCTTAACGGAGTAACCGGACTGATAGAACCACCACCTGATACGAATGTTCCACCGGTCAAAGTGACTGATAATGTACCAGCTCCACCTATTGCGGTTGTATTAACATAAAGCCTTACGTCAACTGTATCATTATAGTCTATATTTGGTATTGAGTCAGTACCGCTTCCATTTGATGAATAACTATGAACCTGTACCCATGAACCGCCGTTTATTCTGTAATAAACCTTTGCTTCTGCATATACAGCATTAGAAAATTGATGGCTGATGTTTACGTTTATCACGTCACCGTTTTGCCTTCCCGTAAAAATAATTCCCCGGTAACCGTCTTTTGTAGAGTCGGTATCTGTTATCATAGTTGTACTTGCAGCAAATTTTATAGTTATAGTGGACGTTACGGTAAGGTCCAGCCCGTTAATATTTGAAATACCTGACTTAGCCTTGCCGTTCCAAAATGAAATGTCATCTATTGCTTTGCCGTTTATATGAGATAAATTTGCCATTAGCTTACTGTGAAATAATCATTTGAAGGGTCAAAATCTATTCTGTCAGCATGAGTACACCTACCAAGTGCCTGTACTTTGTTTCCTGATCCTGAAGGCTGAGTAGTCGTTATAGCCCCGCCTGTCGTGCTGAGATAAATCACTTCTCCGACTGTCATTGCAGGGAAGCTATCATCACGTACTATTCCGTTAATCAGAAATTTAGCTGTTCCGTCTGCAGCTACTGTTTCAAGACACATTGCCCATGCCGGCTTGAAGGTTGAGTTACTTGCTGAACCTTTTACCATTTTGCCGGAAGAATTCATATAACATACGTTGCCAAATACTAAGGCTTCACCGGCTGTAAATTCCAGAATTTTATTACTGCTTACCGTGTGATCTGAAAGAGGCTCAGCTACCAGCTCTATTTGTCCTTTAGTTGCAAAGTTGCCACCTATCAAAAGGTTATAAGCATACATTGCAAGCTGCATCAAAGACTCATTAAATTTCATTGCCCAGTCATCACCTGAGTCAAGTATGCCTTGAGCGTAAAATCTCAGCGTTGATGTACTATCTCTTAATAAGAGCTCCCCGGCGTCGCCCCTTGCTGAGTCGCATTGCATGCGGACATTCAGGTTAGCACCTGCATAAATACCAAGTATGTTACTTTGCAGGTCTATACGTGATTGCGTTCCACCGGCTGTTCTGAATCCTATTGAACCGTCAGCATTTATGAAAAAGTTCACAGCATGTATTGAACCGTTAGCAGCAAGTGTTAACCCGGAAGTAGCAAAGCCGTCACCGGTATGTTTTGATGTTATGTATAGAGCATCGCTTGCAAGGCTCCAGCCTCCTATTATGCCGGCAATAGCATTAAGCACCCCACCATGAGTAACACGGAAGGGGGCTGACGACCTGTTAGCAAAGGTTGAACCAAGCCACAAACCGATTGCAGTGCTGCCGGAAGAAATTGTTCCGGCAATACCGCCTTGCTCTTCTGAATTATTTTTTACTATAAGGTTGCCGGTTGTTACTACTCCACCGTCTATAACTGTTTGCGTCTGATCTGCTACGCTATCCGACCAGTCAGTACCGTTCCAACGGTATATCACACCTGCTGAAGTATTATACCAAAGGTCACCGACGGCCTCTGCGGTAGGTTCGCTGTCCTGAAAGAACGTTGTTACCTTACCGTCCGCTGTGGCCTGTGCGTCTGAGGCTGCCTGAATTGCAGCTGCAATAGCTTCATCCTGGCTTTCAGTCCACGTTGAGTTATCATAAACGTAAATCTTATTGCCGTCATCGGTATCAATCCAAATATCCCCTTCGTTCATCCCTTCAGTTGGCTCAGTATCCTGATAGAACATTTGAATTTTACTCTCTGCAGCTGTTAAAGCGGCTGCGGCCTGACCAAGTGCTGTATTTGCTTCGGATACTGCTTTAGCAAGGTCGTTAAATGAGATTTTTACGTCAACTGGATTAATTACACTTTCAGCATTTGTTATGTCCCTCTGAAGCGAAGCCAGAGTGTTATTAACTTTTACAATCCATTCTTTTGAAACCGGTTCATCCGAAATTACTACGTTATAATCGTATGGGTTACGCATTGACCGGGAAACTGCAACTACCCTGATCTCTTTGTTTATTCCCAATTCCGAGTCAACAATCGTAACCGTGTCGCCAGCCTCAAATGAAATAGAGTTCTCTTCAATATATTTCGGGTCAATAATAAGTGAATAGGTTACCCTGGGACTTGAATATTCTGAAAGGTAGCTTGTAGCTGCATTTAACAGTTCTGTTTCTGCGGCACTTATATAGCTTGCCGGTAATGATATATCAAGAAGTACGTAAGTGTCACCAACGGCAGGCTTAAGTGTATCATTTGGAAGCTCATAAGCTTTTTCATCCGTATTCTTTATAAGGGTAAATTCCTGCGTCGTATTGTTATAAGCACTTATCTTGAAACCGTAGCCGGCAAGGTCTCCTGATTGAAAGTGAAGCACTGCTTCAACGCCGGGAAGCAAATAATCATTAAGGTCAAAGTCCATGCCCGTATCATAGAACTTAGTTATATCAGTTGCATGTACTGAAGTAATTGTACCGGTTCTATGCGGATAAATATGTTCAAATATCTTTACGCCTTCCTGAAGCCCGTAAGAAGCTACGTTCTCCTCTATATAGCTATTCCCACCGGACTCAAACATCAACCTTTGAGAATAATTCCTGTAACTACTTGTCAGGTTCTTTTTAGACCCAAAAGCATAAAGGCGTGTGATAAGGTTCTGCGAGCTTGCTGAGCGTCTTGTCAGCGAATATAGCCCTTTACCTTTACCATACCGGAACGTAGCCCCTGAACTGCTCCCAACGCTTGTCACAAGGCTTATTTGCGTACCGTTAAAGGAATATTCTACTGCATATTCGTCACATATCCTTTGCAGTACTTCCAGACAGTTATTAGCTGAAAAAGATAAGTTGCGATAGTCGGTTGAAACAACTGAACCCTTTGAGAAATAAGAAGCCCCGAACACTCTGTTAAGGTTAGTAATTAACAGTGTCAAAAAAGTGTCTGCATTTCCCATGAGGTAAAAGTCACCTTTACTGTCAAGATTCAAATATTGTGCTTTGCCCAAATGATACAATAATGACTCAAAGACTGCCCGATACCTGTATTCCTGTCTTGAAACCTTTTTTACTTCAGGCAATAAGTTCAGGTAGTAATTATTACCTTCAAAGACAACATAATCTCCAAGTGCCAGCCCGTTAGCTTGATTATCCACGAAATCCAGCGTTATATTGCGTTGTCCCAATAGCTTATGATAATATTTGCTATTGTCATCAACTTTTACCGACTGGTTAACAGCTCCCCCTCTGTAAATATCTATCATCATATTGCTGTCAAGTTTGAAGTACCGTTAACTGTCATATTTTCAATATTGCCAGCTACCACTATTTGGTGATAGCTTCCTGAGCTGTAGGTATGTGACCTGTAAACGGAGGATCCAACTGCTTTGCTTACCTCACCATCACCCCAAAATATTGTTATCTCACTATCTGAAGTTATCGTTATGGATACTGAGTTGGAATAGCTGTAATATTGCTTACTTACCGGGTAAGGCTCCTCGAGTCTTAACACGAACTTACCCACCATAAGCGTATTATTCCAGTCCGTTTCCCGTGTTAACGCCCCACCACTTTTAGCAAAGACCATATACGCCCGGTCAAGGTTATCATATCTTAGCTGTCTTAAGCCTGAAGCCTGAAAAAACTCCATAAAGTTTAAGACCTGAGCCTGAAAATTTGATATTGACGTCGCCTTTACCCAGAATTCAAGTGTTATCTGGCGACTTTGAAAATAGGCCGGTGAACAGTCTATGTCATCACCGTGCTGGTCATCCCAGTTTTTCTTTGCCTTATTTTTGTATTTCAAAAGGTCTAATTCGCCGGTTGATCTTTTCAGGTAAAACCCGTAAGTCGTTTCAAGGTCAATGTTATCTATATAAACTTTATGTGCCATTGCTTCTGAGTATGTCTAATTCCGTTCCTAATTTGCTGTTTATCTCCTCCAGTATCTTGTTATATGAGGTGTTAATCACGATCTGATTAAGAGCGTTAAGGCTGTCATTCGCATTTGCTACGATCTCAGCAACATTTATTCTTATAGCCCCCATCTGTCCGGCAAGTACTCCGGCTGTCTCTTCTGTGATACCTTTTATTGCACCGGCAAGCCCTCTTTGTTCTGCATCTTCAGCACCTTCAATAACTGAGAAGTTCAGGCCGGTTGCTTCCTGCAGGGCTGCAAACCCTGCTTCAGCCTGTGCAATTATTTCGTCGTATGCTGTTTGGAGGTTAGCTATCTCTTCCTGAGTTAATCCGCCCTGAGTAGCTTCATAAAAAGTGGTGTACCAGCCCTGCAGCTGCTTCTCAAGATACTCACGCTTGAATGAGTTAATTATAGCAGCTTTCATAAGCTCTTCAAAATCTTCTGCAAAGTCTACAGCTGCAAGCCGTCCTTCGGAAAAACCCTGAACAATAGAGTCCACAAGACTATCAACCGTTGTTCCTGTTAGCTCTTCCTGAAGTGATGCTAACAGCTCATCCTTGCGAGCGTCAAGCTCAAGGTACTGATCTACAAGTGCCTGAAGCTTTTGTTCGTCAAAGAATAGTTGCTGTGAAAAGAATGGCAAGTCAGGTAAAGAACCGCCGAAAAGGCCACTATATGAAGTACCTGAACCGCCATTAAGTAAAGTAATAAAATCTTCAACGTCCCAGTTTGCGGTATTTTGTGTTCCTGCCTGTCCGAGAAAATTAGTTGTCTGTACGTTTGTTTGACGTATTTGCTGTTCAAGTAGCTCAAGCTGCCTTGTAATCGTATCTATATTGCTGAAAGCACCGGATATCCATTCTGTACCGTTAAGTTCAGCAAGTAGCTCTAATTGCCTCTCAAGGAGCTTATTCGTTGACTCAATAGCTCTTTGCAGCCCTTCAAACTCCTTTTCTTTTTGTGCAAGTTCCTGAGCTTCTTTTGAAGCCCCGGCGAATAAGTGAGCTAAAGATGAAGTTCCTTGAATAACACCCTGTATGATCGCAAGAGCGTCGCCTGAAGCGATACCTGCAAATATGCCGGCTGCTCCGGAAGCTATACCGGCAAATTCACTCACTACCCTTGACAGTTCAGAGTCATAGTCGGAAAGCTCATTGGCAAGCATCCCGAAAGTATTGCTTAAGCCTATCATGAGGTTGTCAAGCTTTTCAACCTCTCCCTTGGTTAATAATTGACCGAGTACAGTTCTGACCTCTTCGATCTCTTTTGAAGGCTCTGTGTCGCCCCAGTCTATTTCAGCTTCAACCTTAAAGCGGCTTTTAACCTGGCTTACTTCAGCATTAAGCTTACGTGACAGATCACTAACTTCGGATAGTGCTTTTTCTCTCAGGTCGCTAACCTCTTTATTTACCCTTATACTTTCGTCAGCAAGTTCTATGAGTATAAGCTTCCGGGCTTCAGCATTATCTTTATACTTGTCAAGTAAACCGTCAAGATATTGCTTCCAGTTTTCACCCTCTTGCAGCAGAATAGTAAATTCATCTCTGGCTTGCTGTTCAAGGCCAGCCTTTTTAACTTTTTGCCAGTCAAGGTAACCCTGCTCAGCCTCATGGAGCATATCTTTAAAGTCATCAAGTGAAAACTCATCTCCACTGCCGCCCGTACCACCTGAACTGTCATCATCGGCCTCTTTGCTCTGACTCTTAGTCTCTATCAGTTTTTCATATAATTCTTGAAGAGCAATAATTGTCATTTGTTCCTGATTAAGGGCGTCTATCTGATCTTTTTTATCCTTCGTTTCTTTTTTGCTCCACGTAGCTATTTTACGAAACGCTGCTTCATTCTCTTTGCGGCGTTCCTTTATCTTTTCGATCTCAATCTCTGCAAGCTGTACCAGCTCTTCTTCACGTCCTTTGTTATTCTCCAAAAAACTATTATAAAACTCTTCGCTCTCCTGTTGCGCTTTGTGCATCTCCTGAACGATCTTCGGAGCAAAGTCAATAGCTGCTTTCATTGGAGTAAACAGGCCTGCAAGCTTAGCATAGAACGGTATACTTTTATCAGCTATAACGTCAAGCTCACGGTTTACAAAGTCACTTGAAACGAACCCTGCAACCTCTTCTTTTAGCTTATCTCCGAAGCCTGCGACTATTGCTGTTAGCTTGTTCTGGAATATCTTAAGCTGGTTATCAGCACTTTGCGCCATTATCTCAAAAGCATCACCGGCTGCTCCCGTTGCTTCTGCCATTGCCTGAAGGTCGTCGGCTGCCATTTGAGCGTTAGTGCCTGTCATTCCCAGCACAGCGTTCATAGCTTCAACCCGGCCTACCATTTCACGAAGCGCAACCTGGCTTCCACCTGACATTTCCCTTACCTTAGCCAAGCCTTCCTGATAAGTCATTATATCGCTCCACCCGTCACCAAGAACCTCAGACATTGAAATAAGGGAAGAGCGTATCTGAGTAAATGCCTGAGCTGTCGGTACCCCTTGCTTGGTAAGTGTAGCTACTGCTCCTGAAATTTCATCAAAGCTTACACCCATCGAAGCGGCAAGGGCTGCAACCTGTGCAATACCGCTTGATATCTCTCCGAAGGTTGTCTTACCCAGCTTAACAGTCTGGAAGAGCTTATCAGTAACGCTGTTTACATCTTTAGCCTCAATCTTCCATGCGTTGAGTATTGTCGTCAGTCCGTCTGCTGCTG